AGTCGGCGCGCTCGTCGCCGTCTTCGCAAACCCAGCACTCGCCAAGGCGTCGCGCGGAAACTGCATCCTGGCACGCACGGAGCGTGTCCTCGATCTCTTGGCGCGTAGGGCTTGGCGGCTCCGCGTCGCCGAACAGCTCGCGCGCGCTGGCCATGAAGCGGATGACCTGGTCGAAGTGCTCGCGCGTCTCGCAACGCACGTTCAGCGCCAGGGCGGTGGTGGAAATGGCCAGGGTCGCGCCTGGCGGCATGGGGATCATCGACATGGTCAGGTCTCCTGTGTCGCGAGTTCGGCCAGCGCCGCGGGGGTCAGTTTAGCCAGCACGGCGCGGCATTTGCCGTCGTAGCCGCCCCACGCCTCATCAACGAAGTGGCGCTCGATCACGCCCGCGTCGGCCAGGGCGCGATCCATCCCTTCGTTCTCGGACCACGTCTTCACCCAGACATGGCCGTCGCTGGCGGCATCGACGCCCCAGCCCTCGAGGCAGACCGTCGCGCGGGCTTGCATTTCCCCATCGTTGACGATCGCGATGGCGAGTTCGCCACTGGCGTAGCGGCCGAAGCGGACCTCGCCGCTCATCCCATATTTCAGATTGTGCACTTGCATGGGCTGGCCCCTCCTCCGGGCCTGGGGGCGCGCTGTGGCCCCCTCACCGCCTCGGGGCGGCTACGGTTGCCCGCGCCGCCCCTTGGCCGTCCTGGCGCGCTGTGGCGCCCTGGTGAGCCGCCCTTATGCGGCCTCGGCGATGACCCGCCAGTCGTTGGCCGCGAGTTCGATGACTTCCCCGCCGATCCGCTCAACGGTGGCGAGCTCGATCAGGGATTTTCCGGTCTTCATGGGGGTCGGCCCTCCTGTGGCCGTGGTGGCGGAGATTGGTCTCCACACGCCGAAATGGCCCGGCGTTGAACCGGGCCACGACGGGGGCGAGGGAAGAGCCTAAGGCGACGACCTGACCTTGATCCGGTCGGTGACGACGCTCGACGCCGCCCAGCCTTCGCCGTTGAGCAGGAGCGCCGCCAGCCGGCGCGGCTTGAGGTCGACGGTTTCGTGGCGGACGACACTAAGGTCAAGGTCGCGATCGATAGTGCCGGACACGCCAGCCCTAGCGCACGTCAGCGCCTCAGCGCGTGTCGCGAAGTGATGGATGGGGAGTCCGTCAAACTCCACGACGTAGACGGTCAGCCTCATCGCCTAGAACCCCATCTCGTCGTGCCGCTGCCAGACGGCGTCGGCTGCAGCTGGTGGCCCAGGCGGTTGAGGTCGGCGCGCGTGCGCGGGAGGGGCTGGGGCGCCGTCATGCCCGCAGCGCCCCGCAAAAGGCCCCTCCCGCTGTGACGTGCCCCAGCATGACGCTGCGGCCGGCAGGCGTGATGGCGTAGATGAGGACGCTCTTGCCGACTTCGGCCGCCTGGGCGGTCGCGGCGGCCTTGGCGGCATCGAGCGAGGCGTGGTCGACGCGGCGGCGGTCCCAAGGGCCGAACGCCACGAAGGTCGTCCAGCCGGTCGCGTCGCGGACGACCTGGGCCTCGAAGGCGTCGAGGTCGGTGGGGTGCTTGGCCATCAGACGCGCCCCCGATTCCCATCGATCCAGTTGGCCGCATGAGTAGGCGTAAAGCCATCGATGTAGCGGTCATACAGGCCGTCGAGCGAATAGCCGTCCTCGGGTTCGTTGCCGTCGAGGTTGTCGATCCCCGTCAGGACCGAGACCCGCGAGAGCCAACGCTCCCACCGGCGCTGTTCTGCTGCGTCGCCATCGCGCTCCAACTCACGCGCGTGGAAAGCGGCCATTTCATCGAGGTAGGTCATCTGGAGGCCCCTCCTTCGGGCCAAGCGGCTAGCGGGCCGCGGGTGTGATATACCGCTCCCGGCGCCGCCGCGCCACCCAAAAAGCGCGCATTTTTGCGGCCCGCTTGCGAAACCGCGCCGGGGGCCTGATTGTCGGAGCCATGGCGGGGCGCAACCACACCAGCAACGCGCAGTTCGAAGCCGCGCTGCGTCAGAGCAACGGCATCCTGAGCCGCGCCGCCGAGATCCTCAAGATCAAACGGCAGTCTGTTTGGGGGCGTGCCCAGAAGCCCCGCTGGCAGAAGCTGATCGCTGAAATCGAGGACCACATCCTCGACGTCGGCGACAGCAAGATTCTGGCGGCCATGAACGCCGCCGACATGACCACCGTCCGCTGGTACATGGACCGCAAGGGCCGCAAGCGAGGCTACGGGCCGCCGGCGCCGACGACGACAGTGGAGGGCGGCGCCCAGGCCGCCGCGGTCGCCGCTGAAATCACGGGGATCGACGCTGAGCTTTGAACTGACCCCCAAGCAGTTGGAGGCGCGGCGCGACGTGCTGGCCAGCGGCGCGCGCCACCAGCTGTTCTACGGCGGCGCGCGCTCGGCGAAGACGTTCCTCATCTGCTACGCGATCGCTGCCAGGGCCCAGAGCGCGCCGGGGTCGCGCCATGTCATCGCGCGCCTCCACCGCGTCGACGTGCGCCAGAAGGTGATGCTCGATACCTGGCCGAAGATGATGCGCCTGGCATACCCCGAGGTGGCGTACACCATGAACCGCTCAGACGACTACGCCACGCTGCCCGGCGGGTCTGAGGTCTGGTTCAGCGGCCTGGACACGGCCGAGCGCGTCGACAAGGTGCTGGGCGGCGAATATGCCTCCATCGCCATCAACGAGGCCAGCCAGGTCGCCTTCGCCACCGTGACCACGCTGCGCACGCGCCTCGCCCAGGCCGTCAGGCGCAAGGACGGCCGGATGCTGCCGCTGCGCATGTACTACGACCTCAACCCGGTAGGCACGGCGCACTGGACCTACAAGGAGTTCGTCCAAGGGATCGACCCCGTCACCGGCCGCGCGCTGGACCCGGCGCTGCGGCGCTTCATCGTGATGAACCCGCGCGACAACTGGCCGAGCTCGACGCGCTGCCGACCCGCCAGCGTCAGCGGTTCCTGCTGGGCGAATACCAGTCCGAGGTGCCCGGCGCGCTCTGGCCGCTCGACTGGATCGAAGCCGGGCGGGTCGACATCGCGCCGCCGCTGGCGCGCGTCGTGGTCGCGGTCGACCCCTCCGGGTCCGATGGCGTCGGCGGCGACTCGCAAGGCATTGTGGTGACCGGCAAAGGGCTGGACGGCGACGCTTACATCCTCGCCGATCGGTCATGCCGGCTGGGCCCCGCCGGCTGGGCGCGCCAGGCGGCCGACGCCTACGACGAGTTCGCCGCTGACAAGCTGGTCGCCGAGGTGAACTACGGCGGCGCGATGGTCGAGAGCACCCTCAAACTGGCGCACCCGACTGTCGCCTACAAGCAGGTCACCGCCAGCCGCGGCAAGCACGTCCGCGCCGAGCCGGTCGCGGCCCTCTACGAGACCAGGTGGGACGACGCCGGGATCATCATCAAGAAGCCGCGCGTGCACCACGTTGGGCGCTGCCCCGAGCTCGAGGAGCAGCTGGGCATGTTCACCACCGCCGGCTACCAGGGCGCCGGGTCGCCCGACCGCGCGGACGCCCTGGTGTGGGCGCTGACCGAACTGATGCTCGGGTCTGGCGCTCAAGGTTGGCTGGAGTATGCTCGCGAGCAGTTGGCGGAAAGCGAAGCGCGAAAGGGACACTGATGAGCCAGGAAATCAACGGCGTCATCCCTTCGACCCGAGAAGAGGCTATCGGCCGATATCTCTGTATGCGCCTGGGCGTCGATCCTGAGGCGGATTGGCGGCGTATCGACGACAATCCCCAGAACTGGCGCCACTACGCTGGAATGGTGATGCAGGCGACCCGGTTCGCAGAACGCAACTTTCCGGCCCAGCCGCTCGCCATGAGCGCGGGCGAGATCGCTGCCGTCTCCGACATGGTGCGCAAGGCTGGCGGCAATGGCTGACGGCAGCGACGTGACGCCGGGCATCTTCGCCAGGGTCGCCCAGGCAGCGCGCTACGTCATCGCGGGCGTGTCGGCTCAGACCTGGATGAGCCCAATGCAGCCGCTGGCGCCTATCGCGCCGCCCGACGTCAAGGGCCGGCAGTGGGACTACCCGGTCGGCATAAACCTCAATTACCGCCCCCGGGCGACCGAGCGCGTGGACTTCCGGCGCCTGCGCCTGCTGGCCGAGAACTGCGACGTGGTCAGGTCGGTCATCCAGCGCAAGAAGGAACTGCTGGAGGCGTTCGACTGGTCGATCAAGCCGCGCGAGGACGCGCCAGGCCGTCGACCCGCCGAGGCCAAGTATCAGGCCAACATCGACGAAATCACGGCGCTGTTGCGCAGGCCCGACCAGGTCAACGACTGGGCCCAATGGCTCCATATCATCCTCGAAGAGGTCTTGGTCGTCGACGCCCTGGCGATCTACCGACGCCCCACGGCCGACGGAAAGCGGCTCTGGGGCCTGGAGGTCATTGCGGGCGACACCATCACGCCGATGGTCGACGACGGCGGCCGGCGCCCCCAGCCGCCGAGCGTCGCTTACCAGCAGATCCTCAAGGGCGTCCCCGCGGGCGACTTCACGCTCGACGAACTGATCTACTACCCGCGCTCGCCGCGCGCCGGTCGCCTCTACGGCATGCCGCCCATCCAGTGGATCATCAGCTATTGCGAGACCTTCATCGAACGCACCAAGTCGCAGCGCGCCTACTTCACCGAAGGTAACGTCGTCGACGCGATCCTTACCGGGCCGGCCGAGTGGACCATCCAGGACATCAAGACCTGGCAATCCTACTGGGACGACCAGTTCAGCGGCGACGTCGCGGCCCGGCGCCGCGGCCAGTGGGGGCCCCAAGGGACCAAGGTCGAGCAGCTGAAGGAGCCGCCGCTCAAAGACGAGTTTGACGAATGGTTGGCCCGGGTCGTCTGCTACGCCTTTAGCGAGTCGCCGCTGCCGTTTATCAAGGCGATGAGCCGGGGCAACCAGGAGAGCCAGCAGGAGGTCGCCGAAGAGGGCGGCATCGCCCCGCTGATGGCCTATGTGAAGCGGGTCATAGACAAGGTCATCAGGGAAGACCTTCAGCACCCGGAGCTTGAATTCGCGTGGTCTGACGACCGCGAATTTGATCCGGAAGTGGCCGCCAAGATCGACGACGAAGCCATTCGCAACGCGTCGGCGACGGTCAACGCCGTCCGCGACCGCCGGGGCGACGACCCGATCAACGAGCCGTGGGCGAACGAGTCCTGGGTCATCGTGCCCGGCCAGGGCGTGGTGTTCATGAAGGACGCCTACGTGCTGTCG